TAGTACTTCCGTTCCAATACCAATGTTGGACTGCGATCTAATATTTTCAGGAATATCAGAAACATAAATGTCTTGCACAACCCCTGGAACAGCATTTGCCGCTACTGCATTAATCAGAGAAGCTTTGTAAGTTGTAAATCCTATTTGATGAATACCATTTAGATTAGCAACATGTGTTGATAATCCAGTAACTTCAACAACATCTTCAGATGTTAAACTATGATATGATGTTGTTATAGCAGTTATAGTATTTGAATTCTCCCAAATAAAGACAACATTATCATATTGATCAATAGTAGTCTCAATCTTACTTATTCTACCACCCTTAATTTTAGAAACCTTTGCAGATAATCCAGAACCACCACTATTTTCTTCTTCAAATATTAAGTTATCATTGACTTTGTATCCAGATCCTGAGTTGATAATATCAAAATCCGAAACCTCTCCTTCTTTTATTGACTCAACAACAGACTTTTGTAGAATGATCTCATTGGATTCTATTAAGAAATCATTGTCGGCATATTTTTCATTAACATTATATGGGAATGTATTTCTAATTAATTCTGAAGAGTTGAAATCAAACGTTGTTTGACTTAACTTCTTATTGAATGCATAGTTTTCTTCTAATGGATTACTTCTATAAGTATTGCCAATAAAATATGGGAACTGTGGATCTAATGTACCAGTGATTATATTTAATGATAATGAAGCAAAGTAAGCATAAGTCCCCTGAGGAAACTCTGGTGTAACGCAATATCTACCATTATATTGATCTAGATCATTTGATCCAGTATATTCATAGTCTTCCACAAAGAAACCAGCAGTAAATCCAGATGGTCTATTTTTAACGATTGCTACATTTGGAGAATATGAAGATTTGACTATCTGGATTGATGAAGATACATTCTTAGGATCGGCATATCCATATGGTCCATATATTGGATTTCCATCGTATGCCCATCCAATGATTGGAGAGTGCTTAGAACTGTCTATATCTAAAAACTCATTTCTTGTATTAGATCCATATGCAAGCACTCCATATTGCAATAAATCATCATTTCTATGTAAAACTTCTCCTCCCCACACAGAAAATCTCATTGCAGAGTTAATCGTCAAATCTCTAATCTTAGCATCTAGTATGAGCCCAGATCCAGGAGAAGATGCAATAACATTTGTGTCTGCTATATTGTAGTTTATCCCTGTCTTTAAAACAACAACACTAGTTACGGACCCATTGGAAACTATTGCTCTGAGTTTACAACCAGATCCACTAAAACTATTGACTATCAAGTCTGGTGGAGCAGTATATTCACTACCTCCAGACTGAACTTGAACCCTTACAATTTTTCCACCAAATATGATTGGTTTAAACTCAGCATTCTTTCCATTTTTAACCGTCAGTAAAGGTTTCTTATTGAAGTTTAGAATATTTGATCCATAATCAGAACCAGATTGATATAAGAATGCATCTACAATCGAACCTCTAAACTTAGGAGTCGCTGTAATAACTCCTACAATCGTGCTTGCAAAAGAAACGTTAACATTAACATTTATTTCTGGATAGTTAAAAATGTGAAATCCAGATCCGTTAGATTTAAACTTAACATATTCTCCTCTCAAGTAGTTTTCTGTAACTGTTCCACCAATTCCAGCATAGGAAAGTCTAAATGCATCACTATTAACTCTAATGACTTTATACTGATCAGATGTTGATAGTCCAGAAATCGCTGTACCCGTTGTTGAATATGTAACAACGTCTCCATTAGAATATCCATGATTATTGAATTGTATATAATTTTCTGATGTTGATATGTTAGATGGATAAGCGATAACCTTTCTGTTTTCATATCCAGATCCAGAATTTATTACTTTAAGTGAAGAAATCGTATTTCTACCATCAAACACTCTAAACTTATGAATACCAAGAGTATTTGTAGTAGTGAATCCAACTGTATTGATTCCACTTAGATAATCAGATTGGCTTTCATAAAGTTGTATCGCAGATGAGTTAATAACTCCTGCATAATAAACTGCCCCAGAAACAAGAGATCTATTTTGGTTTGTATTTGATCCTTGATAACTACCAATACCTAGAGGTTGATTTCCATTTGGATCGTATACAATCTTTTCACCACTGATAAAGTTATGGCGTTGTAAGAAAACTATAGTTTCATTAGTTACATTTATTCCACCACCTTCAAAATCTTGTTTAGCATTAAACTCAACTTCTCTATACCTTCTTTCCAAGATTGCTTGAACTTCTGCTCCAGCACCGTTTCCACCAGTTATCTCTACAGAAATAACTTTTTCAATATCAAAATCAATAGGATCAATAGAAATATCTACAAGGGATCCCCTTACTACAGGTTGAATAAGTGCTGTTGTGCCACTAGAAACTACAGGTTTTGATACTGAAATAACAGGAGGATTAATAATGTCATAGTTATTTCCACTATTTAATATCGAAACACTAGAAAGTGGTCCATAGTAAATCTTATCATTTGATTTATAGTTAATAACTTCAGTACCATTAACTAATATGCCAGTTCCACCAGATATGGTTTGAATATCATCTCCAGTTTGAGAAGGTTGACTTAATGGAAACTTTCTTAGTATTTTTTGTGGCGTTAGTTTTTTATCTCTCTGATCAACTAGAGAAAACTTATGAGCACCATTCTGGGGATTGAATACTAGATAGTCTCCAATATCAATAAAAGATCTTGACTTGTAAAGTTTAACTTTATTAGGAGAAGATGTATCAACCTGAACAAAGTATCTTCCAGATTGAAGTCCACTTATACTTGTAGCAGATCCAACTGGTTGATAGTAAACTTCATCGCCAGTTAAAAATGGAACATTAGATGTAAATGCAATAGTCGAATATCCGTCTTTTGATGCATCATAGTCTTGTAGTGTTCCGCTGGCAGTTGTTGCTGATGCTACCTGGGCAGATATTAAATTAAGAGATATTTGATGTGATGGGAATGAGTTTGATGCAATATATGCATATTCATCTTTTTCATTATATGCATTTGTAATATCTGATGATATTAGATCATTTCCATATTCAATAGCAACTCCAGAACTTGAAGCCTTTTTAATTTTTCTCCTAATATCATATTCTAGGTTTTGATTTAGTGCTCCTACACCACTAAGAACCATAGAGTTTCCAGAAACTGATGAAACAGTTGCATTTGATGTAACAACAGTTTCAGATCCTCTTAAAAGTATATCGACATAATCTCCAAATTTTAACCAAGAATCATTGATTTTATCATAAACAACAAAGGTTGAACCAGAGAAAGATTTTACCTGTAATCTGCTGGATGTATTGTAGATTAGAGAGTTAAAAAACTTTTCTTTATATGAAATATCAGTCTCTGGATCTTCAATTTTTTCTCCCAAGTTTTTGACAAAGATTGGATCTCTCTCTTGGAAATCTAAAATGTTAGAAATCGATGCAAAATTTGATAATACGCCACTCACTCTAAAGATAACAAGTTTATTTCTATCCCCATTTTCAAATCCATAAACAACTTGATCCGATCTAATACTAGTAGTCGAAGAAATACTCGTTGTTATTCCAGTACAACCCAAAAACTGGTTGACTGTTCTTTCTGTGTACGAAATGTTTTGCCCATTACAAACCAAATAACCTTGATTAGCTGGTAAAAATCCAATAGTTGAGTCTACAGTTATTACACTAACCCCAATTCCAACATCACCAATGATTTTTGTCTTTCCCGCTACAACAAAATTACCTGTGATTAGACTTTGATCTTCAAATCCAACAAAAAGTGAAATTTTATAGAATGTTTTGTTATTTCTTGATATAATTTCTACTTCTGATATTGGTCCACTGGCAGTTGGTACTAAGTCGTTTACATCTTTAGTGCCCAAATCATTACCATACCCCTGATATAGAGTTTGTCCAATCAAATTTGTTGGATTTCCAGAGATTAACTCAGTAACAAGTACTTGTCTTCTGATATATTCCGAAGATGATGGCTTGAGAAGTAAATTTTCTAGGTCTAAAATAGTAGGAGTGATGCCATAGAGGACATTAAAGAGTATTCTAAACGATTCTTTAGTGCCTTTTGACTCATAAAGTGATCTGGCTTCCTTAATAAAGTTGCCAACGTTCAAATTTTTGGTAAAAGATACTCCTTCTAGACCTGGAACTAACTTATACTTTACTTTTTCAAAAAATTCTTTAAGAAAAAGAGTACTTAAATTGGACAAATATTGATTTTTTGTGTGATTTTCTGCACTTGTCTGCTCAAAAACAAGATCTTCTTGATTATTTTCAGCATGGTAAGAAGTAATTCCGCTAAAACCACGAATACAACCAGTAAAACTGTTCGTAGTTATACCAGTATAAGTGATAATTTCACTATCAATCTTGATTAAACCATATTTTTCAGGATATCCCTTGGTTGTATTGACATAAATCGTCTGAGAAGAGATTCCAACAGATGAGGTTAGGTAACTGTTGTCATAAAAGACCTCAGGGACAAGGTTATCAACGTTAATATATTGATCAATATTTTCGGTAAGATCACTTACACTACTCTGGTATTCTTGTGATATATAATATTGCTTTAAGAAATCGGAAAAATTTGGATTTTCGTCCAGAATAAACTCTGGCAGCTGACTTTCTAAAATCTGCTGTACCTTGACTCTTGTTTCAAATCCAGTCTTTATCATTTTATCTCGTTAAATTTCCGTTTGGATAACTTGAAATATTTGCAAATCCTACTCCAGATATCTTTTCTCCAGAGGATATCGTATCTTTCACAATATTTATTGTGCTTTTCGAAACATCAAATGATAGATATAGGTCTTTAAGACCAATAACATCATTAGAATCTGGGAACGCTTGAACTTCGATCACATTATTTGGTGCAGAAGTTTCTGTAATAACAACTGGATTGAGAATTATCTCTCCATTTTCATAGTCAACTGTTCCAGCAGACTTAACAATAACAACATAGATAACCTGTCCAGACTCATCAACTTTTGGTTCAACTACAGAAATAACTCCTTCTTTGCCGTCATCATTTGGAACATCGGTAAGATAAACCACATTTGGATGTCCAAATACCTTGAATCCAGTGCTCTTAATATTAAGTCCGTCTGGATTTGCATGGAAAGCATTTCCAAAACAGATTTCATATTGAGTTGGGGTATTGACAGATACTTTAATATCTCTTCTTATTCTAACTTTTGTAATATTTGATGTGATTGAGCGGTCAACATTGTCAATCAAAGATACTAATCTACTGTACTTAAAGCGTCCTCCAAACTTATTCAGATCTATAGATCTAGAATATTTCTGAATGGAGCTAATGATCGACGATTTTAAGGAATCTGTACTACTTACTCTACTAGTATCATAATAAACAGAACTATCAATCTCAATATAAAGAACTTTAAGATCTACAATTTCCTGATTGATTCCAGAAATCACATAGTTTTTCAGTTTAGAATAAATCTGAGTTTTAACAAAATCAGAAATAAATGTACCATTTTTTGGTTTGATGCTGATTTGTACCTTACCAAACTGTGGTGGATTTAACTCCTCACCACCAACTACAGACACTGATTCCGTATCTGGGTAAATTGTTTTGATAATAGCTTCATAATCTCTAGAAGTTACTGCCCTATACTGTGATGAGTATATTCTGGGTGCATAGTATTTGATTGAATCGATGGTCTCAATCTCAGATCCAAACTGTGCAGATTGATTTGTTGTTATATCAATGGTAAATGCAACTGTAACAACTGCATTGTTTGCATTTGTAAGTTGCCCAGAATATGAAAACTCTGAGGCACCATTACCATTTTCACCATCTGTAACGACATAATCTACAGTAATGACGGATCCATTTTCAAGTTTCTTTCCAAATATACCATCACCAAAAAGAAGTTCATATTTTTCATCAACAATCTCTTGAATCAAATATATTTCTGATAGATTATTAACATTGACAATGTTATCAACCACAGAATATTCTCCACCAAGTCCAGTATCACTTACACCTTTAACATATACTTTAATGGTAGAAGTATCGACAAAACTGTTATCAAGAATGAATCTTTGATCTACCGATCCATCTACGACAAAAACTTTTTGAAGTAAAACTCCTTGATAAACCTCAATATTATTGAAGTCTGATTTTTTATATGTTATCCCATCAACTACAAAATCTTTTGTTGTTGCCGTAATATTATCAAAAGTTGAGAAGGTGTATGAACTATTTTCTGCCTTCCCAACGCATACTAAACCCTTCTTAAGGGTGAGTGTCGGGGTATTTGCTGATGTTATAGCACTGAATGAAACAGTTGCCTTAGCGGCGGTTCTAGACCTGGGTACGTAACCGATTTCTCTTGCCCTAGAGATTACATTTTCTCTGAGAGTTGCGGAGTCAAGAAAAACCTCATTCAATACCATGTTAGTATTGAATGCATTAATGTAAGTATTATATGCAAGAGTATTGATCAGTACAGAGAAGTTCGATCCTTCAAAGTCAAAGTCAGTAAATTTTGTATTCGCACGAAGATAATCTTTTATTCCTGCCTTAATCTGATCAAAGTCTAAAGTGGTAAATCTTGTGAGTGGCATTATCTATTTGCCTCTAGTAAGAACGTAAACGTTTGAGTTGGTATCTCTTGCCCTATAATATCAAATATAATGGTACATAAAAATGTATTTGAATCTGGTCTTGGATCAACCTCTATCCTTAAGTTGTTAACTCTAGGTTCATAGTTTTTAACTGCAATTTCAATCTGGGATTGAATGCGGGCGGCAGTGGCAAAATCACAAAAATTAAAAAGACTTGCTCTCACATAAGATCCAAAAAGACTGTCAAAAGGAACTTCTGTTGGAATAGTTTCAACAATATTCCTTACAGCCCTACGAATCGCTGATTCATTCTTAAGAATCTGCAGATCTTTAGTAATTGGATGTGGAGTAAAAGATAAATCAATATCTTTAAACTCTCTAGATATCCTTTGGACTGCCATTGATAAAAGTTTCTTGACTTATTTATATTGCAATTCTAAAAGAAAACCATCTTTTGGTAGGCATTAAATCATCCAGAAATATAACTTGGTTCAGTTCCGTAATCCCAGTCATCATAGTCTTCATCGTTTCTAATCTTCTGATGAATCTCATCTTGGATTTTGAAGTTGTGCTTTTTCATGTCATCGTGCATGATCTCTGAAAGCACTCTTTTTTGTTGTGGTTGTTGATAATCGGTGATGAGTTTATTTGTTCCCCACATTTCTCTCATGTAGTTGGGGTCTCTGTCAACTGGTAAATTAGACATTTTAGCTCCTGTTTTAATGAATAAAACAGAACTTTTATAAAGGAGGTTGCTATCTCCCTACTTCTATTTAACGGTCTACTTCACGAATCGAATATAAGTCCGAATTGAGGTATTTTAAGATTTCCAAGGCGATTAAACGTGGATCTCCATCACCACAGGTGTACACATCCACTGCCAAACACCCATTTTCAGGCCAAGTATGGCAAGAAACATGACTTTCTGCAAGTGCAATCACAATTGTACA